GGCTGCCATCGGCGTGCCAGTGTTTCTGTTTCTGGTGGCGCTGGGGGCGACGGGTCCTCCCGGAACATGGCAGGACTGGTCGCGCCTCATATTTACGTGGGGCATGGGTGCTGTAGCGGGGGCGCAGGGTTATCACGCGAGGGAACTGGTTCCATCGGTGGCTAACGGAGAGTAACAATGTCAGATCAGGTATACACAACGGAACAACTGAACAGTGTGCTGCGGCGGTTGACATCCGCTCAGCTACAATTCGTTGCTGCGCGGCTGTATACCGACACCGACGCTGAGGCGGCCGAGGCGATTGGCGTGCCGGCGGCGACTGTTTACAACTGGCCGAACAAGGCGCTGGTCAACGAGGCCGTTACGATGACAAACGCGGTTTACATCAAGCCTGTGGCGCAGGATTTGCTCCATAGGCTTGTTGTGCCAGCGATTATGCGGCTGGGCGAGATTATCGCCGACCCAGAGGCGCACAACCGCGATGTTCTGAGGGCGATCTCCGACGTGCTGGACAGGTCGGACATCACTAAAAAGTCCATGGTTGAGAGCCGTGTGACGCAAGAGGTTTCGTTTACCAGTGAAGCGTTGCGCAGGGCGGCGGACCAGGTAGCTGCGCTGGAGCGAGAGTTGCTCGCGGATGACGACGACAGCGATGGCGACGGTGGCGATGCCTGATATAGACATCGCCACCGAGCTGCTGGCCTGTCGCCGCAGTCCAATGTACTTTATCAACCGATATGTAAAGATACTGAACGTAAACGGTGATGGCTGGATACCTTTTGAGCTGTGGAAAGCACAGGTGAAGGTATTGCGGGCGATGGACGTAGACCGTTCTCAGCTGGTGATTTTGAAATCGCGGCAGCTGGGGATGACGTGGCTAGCCCTCGCTTATGCGCTCTGGCTGATGCTATTCAGGGCGCCGGCCTACATTCTACTGTTTTCGATGCGAGACAACGAGGCCGTGGACCTGCTATCGAGGCTGAGCGCGATGTATAAGCATCTGCCGGCATGGTTGCAGGCAGATGACGTTCTGACCGATGCTGGACACGAGTTTGCGTTGTCAAACGAGAGCCGGGCGCAGGCGTTTCCGACCAGCGCTGGCGATTCGTACACGGCAAACCTGGTCATTATTGACGAGGCCGATCTGGTGCTAGACCTGAACAAAACCCTGTCACGGGTGAAGCCCACGATAAACGCGGGCGGGAAGCTCTGGCTGATTGGGCGCGTCGATAAGGACAGGCCGTTCTCGCCATTCAAGCAGGTATTTCGCGATTCCCAGGCTGATCCGGACAGCTCTTGGAAAGGGATATTCCTGCCGTGGAATGCGAGGCCGGACCGAGACCGGGCCTGGTACGAAGCGGTCAAGAAAGAGATTCTGAAGCGTACGGGGTCTCTTGACGAGTTGTACGAGCAGTATCCTGAAACGATTGCACAGGCGTTGGCGCCACGGTCACTGGACAAGCGGTTGGTACCGGAATGGCTAAGGGTCGCTGGTTGATGCGAATGCGATGCAGCCCAAGGATGCCCCCGAATTGCCAGGACTGACAATCTATTGCGAGCCCGCGCAGGGGATGCGGTATGCGATAGGCGTTGACCCGGCAGAGGGAAACCCAAACTCGGATGATAGTGCTATCTCCGTGATGAGCGCCAGAGGCGAAGAGGTTGCCACTCTTGCAGGGAAGATTGAGCCGAGCCTGACAGCGGTGTACGCCAGGGATCTGTCCGTTTACTACAATCATGCGCCCCTGATGGTGGAGCGGAACAATCATGGACACGCCGTCATCCAGTGGTTGAGGGAAAATGGCGGTGTCAAGTTGTTGCAGGGGCATGACAGGCCGGTGTCGATGACGACGCAGCGCTACGGCTGGCTGACCAATGCCAAGGGCAAGGCGCTGATGTACTCCATATTTTCTGACGGGCTCAAGGAGGGTCAAATCACGATACATGATTGGCGGACCTATGAGCAACTATCGTCCATTGACGGAAGAACGCTATCGGCGCCGCCAGGCCAGATGGACGACAGAGCAACAGCGTGTGTGCTGGCGTATTTGGGAACGCAGGCGCCAGGCGGCCCAATACCGGAGATCGAGGTTCAATTCAGGAGGGCGTAAATGCCCCGAGCGAGACGCGACAGGATAGCGAAAAGCGAACCATGGGATCTGGCCTCGCTCAAGCAGAGGGCGGAGGCCGTGTATTCGGAGCGCAATTCCCTCATTGACGAAATGAGGGCGCTGCGCTTTATGGAGAACTCGCCGTCTGTTCCGAAGGGGATGGAAGGCGAGATTGTGCGCACGCCTCTGGCGTACCAGATCATTGAGCGGATGCTCGGGACGCTGACGGTTGACAAGCCTATTATCAGAATCCCGCCGCGAGACCTGACCGTTACGGCGGAAGCGGCGGCCAGCAACCTTGAGGTTGGGATCGTCGCCCTGCTGAGGGAAATTGAGCGTCAGTCGGACAATGACCCGTTCGAGCGGTTTATTGAGAGTTTGCTATGTGACGGCTGGGGCGCCATGCGGATGATGCATGCGCCGCAGGTATGGGCGGGCTATCCCAACAGGGCCAAGGACGAAGAGGACAAGCCCTACAACAAGCGCGTGGACGATTGGGTGCAGAACGCGCCCATTCCGATCAGTTGGGCCTGGTGCGACCCCAAGACGATCTACCCCTTCTGGAGCGAGCTGGGCCTGGACCATGTGCTTGAGGTTGACCAGCGCGATCCGGTTTCGCTGTCCTATGGCCGATACAACGTCCTCAACGACCAGTATGACGATATCGAGATAGACGAGCTGATGCGCGAGCATCGCGATAGTGGCGCGGTGGAGTTTGCGCAACTCTGGACACAGGACACACTCACCTATTGGGTGAATGGCGAGGTTGTGCACCATACAAAACACAATTATCGCAGGCCGCCCTATGTGATCTCGCGCGGCGTATCGACCAGCGTGCCGGACACCGAAAAGTCGGGGCTTTCGATCCTGTACCCGGTGCGCAAACTGATCCCTTACCTTGACCGGCTGCTGAGTCAGAACGGCACAGCGATCAGGATGTGGTGCTGGCCGACGCCGGTATTCCGCATGTCCGACCGGGATTATGAGAACGTCAAGCGTACGATTGAGGTCCGGCCGGGCCAGGCGGTGACTTTGCAGCCCGGGGAGGACCTGTCGTTCCTGGTATGGCAGGGCAACGCGCCCGACATTCACCGTCAGATCGAGCAAGTTTCACAGATGATCGACCGGGCCACGATCTCGCAGGTGATGTACGGCGAGAGTTACGCGGGTGATTCGGGCTATCTGGTGAACCAGCTGATTGCGGCGGCGCGGATGAAGTTCCGCCCGATTGTCGTGCACGCGGAGCGTGCCCATGAGCAGCTTGTGCAACTGCTGCTGGACATTGTTGAGAACCAGATCGGACGCCCCCTGTATGTATACAGCCGGGGCGAGAAGAAAAAGGGCTGGATTGAGATTGCCCCGGATGACATTCAGGGGTACCGCCAGGTGCAGGTCACGGTCAACCCGCTGCTGCCCACCGATACATATGCGCAGACCAGTCGTGTGATTGCAGAGTTTCAGTCCGGGCTGAGGAGCGTGCGCTCTGCCATGGAGGAGATCGGGATAGACCAGCCCGACCGGATGGTGGACGAGATCAGGCTGGACCGCTGGCTGGCGAGGCCAGAGGTTGAGGAGGTCATGGCCGCAGAGGTGATTGAGCGATACGGCATATTGCAGCAGGCCAAGGAAAAGCAAGTGAGCGCTGCGCAGATGATGGCCTTGTTTGGGACCATGCCGCCGGCCTTGCAGCAGGCGATCATGGGCGGGCAGCTTGCCGGGGCGCCGAGCGCGATGATGGACATGGGGCAGGCCGCGCCAACGGGCACGCCGGGGATATTCGCGGCGCCGGGGGTGCAGGCGGTGCCGACCACCGGGGCTAACACGGCGGGGCTGAACGCCAGGCCGTCAGGCGTTGCAACGGGGAGGCCCACGGGTCCCAGGATGGCCGGCGAGGGGGCGCCGTAATGGCAAAAAATCCCTTTGAGCCGCTGGCGCAGGCTGGAGCCGAGCGCATGGACGCGATGATCGAGCGGGTGCCAACCGACATCGAGCCGATGGGTATGAAAAAACTCTCCAAGACAGAGCAGGTAGAGCGTTACTACGCTGAAGTGCGGGACAACCCGCAGGCGTGGATGCAGATCATTCAGGAGCATGGCCTGAAGGGGGCCATTGACTACTGGAAGCAGATGGAGGTGCGCAATGCCAAGCCCGACTGAACAGTGGATGCAGCCATATCTCCCCGCCGGCGCCACTGGTTCCGGCCTGGGCAATATGAGCATGCCCGTAGATGACGCGGAGATTGACGAAAGACTGAAAGAGCTGAACCTGATCCCCTGGGGGGCGCTGAACCCGTGGCAGGCGCAGGTCCAGCTGGACCGGTTGCAGCGCGCCTATGAGGAGATGTACCGGGTGATTTCCGGGACACAGATGACCGCCGCGCAGCGCAAGTACCTGGAGGAGACGGATTACGAGGAATTGCCGCCGCAGTGGAAGCAAATGGCGGACGAGCTCATGGCTGCGGAGGCGTATCTCCCGGCGGTGGAATCGGCGCTCAGGGAGGGACAGCAGGCGGTGGCGGAGGCCATGCAGAGCATTTCCCCAGAAATGGCTACCAGGGCGCTTTTTGGAAGCAGAGACTTTGCAAGCGACGTGCCTGCGAGAGACATATCTTGGAAGCCAGAGCAACAGAGCGCGCCGAGCGTTGAGCCGGTTGTGTCCTCTACTGACGATCCGTACCTGGGCGGTGGGGTGTCGTCCAATCCACTGATCGGCGGCGCTGGCGATGATATGTTTGGCGAGCAGGGCTACACGCTGGACCAGCTGATGCAGTACTATGAGGGCCAGCTCATCGCGCAAGAACTGGACAATGCCTACAGGCGGGCGCAGATCGCGGCGTTGAATGGCACGCCCGTAGAGAAGGCGATGGCGCAGCTTGAGCTCGGCCAGATGATGCGCGACTTTACCAATGCGCCCAAAGACCGGGCCGAGGAAATGCGGCGGTATAACCAGGAGTGGGCGGCGAGACAGGCGGCGCAGGCCTATGCCCAGTGGATTCAGCGCAAGCAGCTTGAGAACCAGATGGCCGACAACTACAACGCCATGCAGTCGAACTCGTGGCAATTCATTGCGAACAATGCGCTCCCCGCCGGGACGGGCTTTGTAGTTG